TAGATATCTCACAACTAAATCTATCTTTGTGTCTTTTAAGTTCATCACCTTTTTTATAAATTCTTGCATAAGTATAAGCTGGATATAATTTTAATCCTGTTACCTTTTCCATTTGTGGTTGGCATTTAAGCATTAATGTTTCCATAGCTATATTAGAATACTGACTATAAGTATGTGGAATTTGCTCATCCTGTCCTTCATAGTGACCTATAATATTTTCAAAAGGTGAAATGTATCTAGCATTTTTACAAGTATCATAAACTTGTTTTTGCATTAAAAAATAATTTGCAATAAAACTAGCCAAGTCTTTTGATATAGCTTGACGGATAATTGTATATTTTTTTTTCTTAAACATCTTTAGCCATTCCTTTTGTAATAGCTGTAATATTCCAATGTATAAATCTAAATGGTTCGATACCAAAATCTATTGAAAATTCGTGTTCCAAATATCCTGGAAATATAATTAACGTTCCTGGTTTTGGACGTAAATGAAACTGTTCGTGCCCTGCCCATACACCTTTTAAGTCTGGTTTCATTTTTAATTTTGTACATCTTGCACCAGTCTTTGGTTCGTGAAATACAGGGTAAGAAGTTTTATCACTACACTTTAAAAAATAAAATCCTGATACGTGTTGGTTCCAATGTATGTGTGCTGAATGATGTCCACCACCTTTTTTAGCAAACTCTTGTACCCACAATTCACTAAACATAGTTGTGTAGTGAGACATATCATAACCTTGATGATCTAAATACTCCCAAGACTTTTGTCCAATGTAATTTCTAAAATCTAAAAAATCATTATCATTTGTTAGTGGTGTTGAGTGATAAGATCTTCCAAAGTCTCCAAACTTTTTTATATGTGCTTTAGCTTCTGGAAAATTTCTAGCAGCTTTAATATATTTATTAGATGCTTTTGTTAATGATTTAACAAACTCTGGTTTTTCTTCACTCCATATTACAGTTGGAAAATAACTATTTATAAACATTATTTAAAA